TATATAAAATAATTATACTTATATATAATATATATAAGAATGATTAATGCAGAAACCGAAAAAGAATTGATTAAAGACCCTATTGATGATACTGAAATTAAAGAAGAGAATGATGACGTGAGAATACTTACTTATAATGATTTAGAAAATTATAAAAATATAGACGAATTAATGCCGAAAAATAAAGAAGCTATTATGCTTTTATATTTGACAGAAACTAACTCAAGTGGACATTGGTGTTGCTTAGTAAAAAATAATAAAAATATTTATTATTATGACAGCTATGCCAAAAAAATCGATGAACCGCTCACGTGGGATGGGCAACATATAATGAAAGAACCATATTTAACAAATATTATTGATAATTCTCCGAACTATAATGTTTTTGAAAATACAAAAAAATATCAAAAGCCGTCAACACATATCAATACTTGTGGAAGACACTGTTTATCATTCATACAATTTAATAATTATTATAATTGTGACTTATTTGAATACTATGAAATTATGAATTATTTAAAAAATAAAATGAAGAAAACTTATGACGAGTTAGTATGTCATTTAATTACTGAAAATATAAAATCTTAGGACTTACTTAACCAGTACCCTATTATTGTTGATATAAAGCCACTATAACCTATAGAAACTGAACAATTATTGATATTATTAAACATTTGATAAAAACTGAACAATAACACTAATAAACTTATTATTAATTTACTAAAAAATAAACATATTCTTTCATCAATTTGAAAACAACAACTCCGCCATTGTTTTTTTTGTATTTCTTCTCTAAATTCTTCCTGCTTATTTTCTAATTCAATATTATGTTTTATAATTTCATCATTCATTTTATGTTTTTCTTCATTGTTTTTAGGAGTCATAGGTTTAATAACGCTTCCCCTATGTGTTAAATAGTCTTCTGGATTTTCAACATGGTACATCGCACGAGTCATTATATAATTATATATTCAATTAAATTATTTTTAATAAAAAACTCCGAATCGTTGAACCTTTAAACGTGAGCCTGTAGTTGAAGAGGGCGTTCCTTGTATTCTGACACACTGAGGATATAAATTAATAGTTGATGCTGGAATATCTGTTATTAATGGTGTAAATGAACCCCGAACCGTTATATTTGATGTTGTATTAATTGCTTTATAATAAATTTTTGTTCCATCCCAATAGAGCGCCAATCTGTAAAAAAATGTAGGGTCCGCACCTGACGTTCTATTAGATGGAAAATCTGTCCCTAAATCAACCTGTTTAACTGTTGACGACGCCCCCGCCGTATATATACATACATTTACATCCGCTGTTGCACTCCCAAAACAAATCATATTTCGCTGTATTGATAATTGTGTAGTTTGATTTAATGGAAGCGCGGTTGATAAGTTCCATAAACCCCAAAAATTCTGAGGGGCTGACGACGCAAATGGCGACCCTGTGTCCGCTGGAAACAATGCCATATATAACCCCCATTGATAGCCCGTTGAAACTTGAATGCCCGTTGTAAGAGTTGAAGCATACCCGCATACCTGTCCGTTCGCCGGTGTAGGAAATGTCCAATACCCACAGCACAATTGACGAGTATAATTATTTGTTAATGCATAAGGCAGAAACGCTGAGCTTGTTGAACCTAAAGCAGTCCATAAACTATTACTCATTAAAGTTAAGGAACCCGAACCATGTTGAAATTGAATACCTATAAAAAAACTATTTATATAACTTAAATCTAATTTAGACGTCGCCATTAATGAACCTGAATAATAAATGTCCTTAAATGGTGAAGTTATATTTCCTAAATCACATACTGAGGAATTAGGAAAAATAGTTGATATTGCCGAATCCCCTAAACATAAACTATGTTCCGTATTATTTGTTATATCTGTTCCGAATGCCGATGCATATAGCCCATCGCATACATTATTAGAGCCGATACACTGAGTAAAATAACCATCCGTAACACCCCCGATTACATTATTATATCCCATAACATTTGCTATTGTTGCCTTCACGCTATTTCCATGACCGATTACATTACCTAACCCCGTTTTTATATTTGTATTTGATGCACCAATGACGACCGTTTGATTAGATAATATTGAATTATGATTTCCAAAAATAATTTGTTCGTTGTCGTTTATTGTATTTCCATTACCAAATACAATATTCGTTTCCGTTGATGTATAATTATCCGTGTTAGAATATCCAATATTTAAAGTTCCGTAAATAGTAGTCATTTTTGAAACATTATTTAGTTCATTATTACTTAAATCAACATTACTTGAAAACGCCGTAGTTCCAGAAGGTGCCGTTTGGAACTGAGTTTTATCTTCTAGACTTGATAATCGACTATCAACTTCAATACCATTCGTAAAAAATGATATAAAGACGTTTTGGCCATTACTGAAACCATTTGTTCCTTGACTATTTACTAAAACAGGTATTTCAACTTGAGCGCCTAAAGTTATTATAGGAGTTCCCGCGACACTATATTGTATAAATAAACCACTATTATTTTCGTCTTGCACATATACTTCCGTAATGGTTGTTATTTGTTTAAAAAATACTTCAATATCAACATTGTCTCTTGTTATATGACTAATATAAATGATAGTAGCTTCTGACTGAGTAGAGCTATTATAAGTGATATAACCATTTGGCGGTGTAGGATTTTCACTTGTTCCACTATTATACAAATAGTAGTTAGAGTTGCCACTATTACTTGATGCACTGAGCGTGGAACCGTTAGCCATTAAATATTGAATCGCAGTTCCACCCGATTTTATAAAGCTATTTCCCGTTATATTTGAATTCGTTGATATTGCACCACTATTTATATTCATATTACCCGTATTAATATTAACAAAATCATTAGAGTTTAATATAATATTATTTGTTGCACCCACATTTATATTTCCACCGTATAAACTTAAATAATTATCACTTAGCACTGTTAGATTTTTACTAGGGGCCGAGCTTATTTGTGTTGTTTCTGAAAATATAACTGACGGTGCATTACTTTTTATAAACGGGGCATTTAAATTTATTTCTATTGCATCCGTTATAGATTGATTTTTATATTCCGTTGTTCCTATATTTATTTCATTACAATCAATATTATTGACCGCCACTAAATCATTACTTCCAAAATTAAAGCTTGTTGAATCCTCTAATAATTTTGAACTTATGGCGGTTCTTCCATCTAAGCTATCCTGTATATAATGTTTTCCAATAGATGGAACTCCGCTATATGTCATATTACCCGTTCCAGTACCTCCAGAACTGAGTGCATTCACGGCACCCCATAAGTTGTTTATACTTGTTTGAACCCTGTTCGAGCCTCCGTAAAATGTTGTACTACTCATAATAATATATATTTACAAAATTATTTTATATGCTATTATTATATAAAAAATGAATGACACTGTTAATGAGAGCGAGCATGTTTATATTGATATAAACATATATAACCAACCCGACCAAGATGATTTCAACAGCCCTCCTAGGGCCCTAGAATACATTGAACAACGCCAGAGTTCTATTTTACCAAGCCCAAGTAATGAATGGAACATGAGTATTGTTCGTTTTCAGTTGCAGACTGCATCTACAATGCCCGTGTTTTATGCTAAACTCCAATTGAATCAATTAGACGCGACCAAAACTGTATATAAAATAACAGTGAGGTGGAAGCCACTCCCTCCTTTCCTTCCCGTGATATATGAGGTTTCAAAGAACATCAAATGGTATCCAGAGATAGTAACAGCGCCTGTACCAGTGGCAGACAGTCCGTCTGGATTTACATTTCAACCATATAGTGAGTACTACTGCGCCTACTCTTCACAGCACCTAATAAGAGTATTTAACGCCACTCTTAGAGATATATACGAAGAGTTATATACAACGTGTGCCCCTTTTGGCTTTCCGTTCAGAGAAGATTATATTTATTCGTTCTTTGAACTCGATACGAATAATAGATGGAGTTTAAATAGTGATTATGAATTATATAATTATTTTTACTTGCGGACTGACCGTGTAAATCCAGAGGCTGGGTATGCTGGGATGTACATTAATCCAGCGTTGTACAATATAATCTGTAGCTTCCCCTGCTCCAAAGTCAATCAAGGCCTCGCTGGATATAAAATGTGGCGCTTCGCTATCACAAATAACAGTAATGCCAATATTCTAACAACAACTACGAGTCCAGAAAGAAGGTATATACAAACTTTTCAAGAGTACGACAGTTCATCGCTGATGTGTCCCGTTCAAGCTATAGTTTTTAAGACAAGCACGATTCCAATCACTAATACTTTAACAAGTCCAAGTACTATTCTAAATAAAAACTCATCCAACTCATTTTTAAATAGTGGCAATAATTCAATGACTGACAATATTATGACAGACTTTACAGTTTCAATGAAAGACATAAGTTCCTATCAAGGTGTTATAAGTTATGTGCCGTCAAGTGAGTACAGACTGTTACCACTTATGGGCAATTCTAAATTTTCAGAAATTAATATAAAATGCATGTGGAAAGACGAAACGGGCTCTCTTCGTGAATTCTTCTTAGCAAGTGGCTGTAATTATCAAGTGAAAGTAATGTTTCGTAAAAAGTCTTTTAATGGGGGTTATAGATTAATTAAATAATTTTGAACTCGCCTCATAATATATAAAATTTAAAATAATATAATAAATTTAATTTTTTTTCTATTATTATAATATAACTTACAATGAGTTCATCAGACTTCAAGACAATTCATATTATAGACGACAGGCTTAAGGATGTTAAGGAAATTAACTATGCTGTTCGGTCGGGCGGTAGCAACGTCTCGACTGTTGTTTATATAGCACAGTCACATTCAGTCAACTCCATGTCATTTGCGATTCAGTGCCCGAGTCAAAATGTAGTGGTGGACAGAAGGGTGTTGTGGACGAGTACTGTCGTTTTGAAAATGGTAGGAATACCTCAGGATGGAGAAAAACTAATCCAAAATGGCTACTCTGGTGCGCTAGCTCCCTTTCCCTTACATAGTCTATGTCAGACTCAGCAATGTCAAATTAACTCTAACACTATTTCAGTCAATACTCGCGATGTATTGTACCCTCTTTTAAAACTACATGATAGAAAATCTATTACGGATTACAATTCCATGACTCCAATTATGTTAGACGGGGCATATCAAAGATATTCAGATGGCTATTTAACTGCTACTGCATATAACGTTGGATTAACAACTCCAAGTGTCAATAATCCTCTGGCCGACTATTTATTTACTACAGACCCGTCCTACCCACCTCGCGGGGCTTTTTACATTGATGCTGTAGGAAGCGTATATGATGCAAATACAAACACTGTATCTGCGGAGCAAGTAGTGGGAAATGGCGTTGATACACGCACTAGTTATATTAGTTTTACTGTGTCCGAGCCTCTTATTGCTTTAAGTCCATTTACATTTAACTCCTCGTGTCAGGGCGGTTTATATGGTATTTCTAATCTCACTTTTACATTTAATCTTGACAGTTCTACCAACTGTCGCGCATATCGTGATTCTGGGATTACCAATGTTTTAGGTTCTGCACTATCATGTCAAGTAATGGCATATTCTAATCCAAGTCTTACTCTAAATTATATCACACCACAGTCCACTATTCCCCGAAACCCTAAATGCATACTTCCATATTATGAAGTACCTAGATATATCCAGCCGTGCCCCGCTATTGCATCTGGAACGTCACAGACTGTGACAATGTCTAATATTCAATTGAATTCAATCCCCGACTCTCTAATCATTTTCGCACGAAAACCTATTGCATCGCAGACGTGTAAGGACAGTGACTTTTTCTTGTGCCCTCGTTCTATCAATTTAAATTTTAATAATAATTCTGGTCTTCTTTCTGGAGTTCCCGCTAGAACTTTATATAACATGACGAAAAAGAACGGACTAGACGTTCCATGGGGCCAGTTCTGGGGTCGTCAAAATCAATATTCTCCAGCAACGGATGAATGGGGTGACGTTCCTACAGGCGGTTCTCCTCTCGTTTTAAATTTTGGTACGGATTTGGAATTGGGCACTTCTGGGCTCGCGAGCGGTAGTATAGGTAACTTCAACTTGCAGTTCAATATCGAACTTTACAATCAGACGGCGGATGAAATTTCACCAGAGTTAGTTCTAATAACTGTCAATAGTGGTATTTTTACAACTTACAATGGTCAGAGTAGTATTTTTACTGCTATTCTTAATCGCTCGGATGTCTTAGATACAATGCAAACCGCCCCTATTGGTCAGCAAGACGTGCGACGACTGGTTGGTTCGGGATTCATGGACAACTTGCGGGCCCTTGGCTCAGACGTTTGGCGAGGAATCAAGACAGCCGCCCCCTTCTTGGCTCCTATTGGAAAACAACTTCTAAAACAGAGTGGAAATAAATACGCTTCTACAGGTGCCGACGTGTTAGGTGCATTAGGCTATGGCGGTGATTCTGGAGGTAGAAAAGGTGCTCTCAGACGTTATAGTAAAATGTAATAATTTTTTTTTCTAAGTTAATATATATAAGAATGACACGACGAACTAAAAAAAATTCTAATAAACTAGAAGGTGGATTCCTAGGCCCCTTACTGATGGCACTAGCACCGAGTCTCATTTCTCCAGCAATGACGGGAATCTCACGTTTAATACAGGGAAAGAATGTGTTTACTGGAGATGGCCGACGAAAGAAAAAGCGGACTGGTGGTGCAAAACGTACCAGTCCATGGATAGAACATGTAAAAAATTATGCTAAAATGCACAATGTATCATATAAGGACGCACTTTCTGGTGCTGGTTCTACATATTAAATATTTTTAAAATTATTATATAAACCAATTATATATAAATGTCTGACACACTTATAGATAAAATGAAAAACATGGAAAGACGGGCAATATTAGAGGCAGATAACAAATTGTCTCAACGTGTTCATGATTTAACAAAAGCAGGAATAGCACGAGAGGACTTGAACTTAAAATTTGAGGAAATGCAGGGAATAGACACCCCGCAGTTTTTTGAATTTACTAAATATTTTAATATTGTATATCAACAACTGTCACAGGATGCAAATACTGCACGCGATAAAGACGACTTCGACTACTTAGTATTTGATGTAATAGGAAAGCCTTACAATATTTTAATGGGTTATATCAATGGCCCGTTAAAATATAATAGACTAAGTCAAAGTAATAAAAGAAAAATTGATGATATGATGATTACATTAGTGCCATTGTTGCAATCTTTGGAAGATGTACTTATGACCCGCCATGCAGAAATTATGACGGATATGCAATATGATAGATATTTAAAAATGTATCAAACTATGATTAATGACATTAAATTTAGAATTTACAAGCCAGTATATGTTCCAGCATTCGGTAAAATGCCAGCGCCAGCTCCAGCGCCAGCTCCAGCGCCAGCTCCAGCGCCAGCTCCAGCGCCAGCACCAGAAGACGGAGAAGACGGAGAAGACGGAGAAGACGACGAAGGAGACGAATGGAAAGAGGAAGAGGAGGATGGCGGGGATATGCAGGAAATGTTAGATTTTTATAGAAATCAAGAAGAAGAAAAATATGGAGACGCCCCGCCAGATAATTTAGAAGAAGATTATAATAATTATGTATATCAAGGAAACCCCCCGCAGGGCCGACGAAGTAACAGAGCTGTTACTCTAGATAATTTTGATGATTATGTAAGTGGAAATGGACGCCGTGTTGTGCGAAAGAGAAAGAAGGTAACAACAAAAAATAAAGAAATGGCGAAATTACTAAAACTACTTAACATTAAATTAAAATAATAATATATAGTATAAATGGATATATCAGAAAGAAAAACAAATGTGGAATATTCAAAAGACGTCATTGAAATTATACAAAATTTACAATATAAGAATTACAAAATTTCAGTCGCTGGTACGGCGTCATATGGTAGTCAAATGTATTATAGCGATTATGATTTAAATTCAAATATAAGTGAAGAGAAGTCTATTCCGTCAATAATTAAGGAATTCAATGGAATTTTAAGTTATACAAATAATAATTTATATTTTATCGAGTTTAAAATACAGTTTCTAAATGGTAAAAAGAAAAAATATTATTCACTGCCCATTAAATTTCCACGTTTAAAAAGAAATGAAATAGAGTATTTTAAAATTGATTATGTTATATTTAGTAATTACGAGTTTGTAGATTTAAGCATAATATATAATTTATCAAATATAGTTATTCCACCAGAAGAAATTATTAAAAAAATAGAAGAAGACAAAAAAGAATTTTTAAAAAATGGAGACGTTTTTAAAGCACTAAAGAGACAATTTTCAATATATAATATTGAAGGCAATAAAAAAGGTATGATATATTTAAGTAAATTATTTAACAGCGATTATGGAAAGTTATATAAATTAACTAGCAACTTAAAAACAATTCAATTAATGTTAAAAAAATATGGCAAAGAACCAATTATAAAAAAGAAAATAGAATATAATTTATTAAAATATGGACTACATAATATGACAGAACTGGCCATAAAAGAATATATAAAAAATTTAGAAAGAGTATATAATAAAGAAGCATATAAATATTATAAAAAATTATTTTGATAAATTATATATATATATAAGTTATATGAATTTGAATAAAATCGGACGTTGTGTTGCACGAAATGGAAAAAAGAAATATTGTGTTGCAAGCCCAGAGGACAATGAAGAACTCGATTTAAAAGTATTTAATAAAATTATGCTAAAAGAGGGGAAGTTCCAGTATGTACCTAACAATGAAGGAAGAGACACAATCGGCGTCTTTGGAGCATCGGGAAGTGGAAAAAGTTGGTGGATTAGTGAATTTGTAAAAGAATATCACACGACATATAAAAAAAATTCTATATACTTATTAAGCGAATGCGAGGAGGATGAAGTTTTTGATGAAAAGCAATATATAATACGGATTATGATAAATGATGAACTATTAAATGATAAAGTCCAGTGGGACGAATTTAAGGACTGCCTTGTTATTCTTGATGACGTTGATAGCCTTTCTAAAGAATATAAAAAATACATTGACGAATTGCGAAACAAATTATTAAAGAATGCACGAAAAAACAACGTCTCCGTAGTTATTAGTAACCATAATTTTACCGACGGAGCCCAAACAAAAAACATTTTGAACGAATGCACTACACTGGTATTTTTTATGAATAATGCTTTTACACGGGGAACTAAATACTTTCTTGAGAGTTACGTGGGGTTGGACAAAAAGGGAATAGAAAATATAAAAAATTTAAATACACGTGCAACAGTATATATAAAAAGTTATCCTCAAATAATTATGACAGACAAGTCCATAATAACAGTAAATGAATTATCCAAATAATAAATTAAATACTTTTTTTAGTTATTATATATTCTTTTACAATGTCTATATTTAATAAAACGAATTTACTTTTTCTGCCATCTCCGCCACTTTTAATTTCTCTATCCTTTACTAGAACTCTTAAAGCCTCTGTAGGTATTTTATACACTCGCACAACCGTTCTATTATTTATTATAAAATATATATAATAATCGGCCTCGGTTGAACTTAATCCACTTAATTTATCATTATTAAAAAGTTCTATACATAAATTATGAGTCTTATATGCCATTCTATCTGCTTTTATTTCATATTTTAACAACGTCTCTCCTTTTGTTATTAAAAAATCATAAAACAATCGTTTTTCTTTCGGTGGTCTTTCATAATTATCATATTCTATATATTCATTCAATGCAATTTCTTCATATTTTGTACCAAACTCTAAATCATTACGAAACGGCATAATATATATTATAGTTTAAAATTAATTTGTAATTATTAAATGTTCGGTCTTCTTTTTTGACGATTGATATAACTTGCCATATGTCTTTTTTATATGAGTATCAAATAATAATTTAATTATCCAGTTAGAATTTAGACATAAAATAACTTTACACTTATATGTACTTATTTGATTATTATATAAATATTCATATATATTAACACTGTCATCCTTATAAAATTTATTGTACTCTAAAATATAAGGCGGGTCGATAAATAATAATGCAGTTTCATCATTTCTATATTTTTCTATAATTGATGCACCGTCGTCACATGATAAAGTTATATTATTATGGTTTTGTTGCATAAACTTATATATTAAAGTATCATATATATAATTAAAATTTGCAACTGGTTTTCTATTAGTAGGGTACAATCCAGCTCTCAGTGCATATACTTTATGAATAAATATATAACTCTCTATTCCTTCTTTTTTTTTAATAATTTCATATTTCTCTTTATTTAAATCAACTAAAAAACCATTAAGAGTCTCAATAACTTCTTTTAATTTCTCATTGTTTTCTGGTAATAATAATTTATAAACTTCTATTAACTGCTTATTATTATCATTTAAAACATATTTTACATCCTCGGAAGACTTATTCTCATAAAAATTAAATATAGAAAAGGCGCTAGAACCACAAAAAGGCTCAACGATTGTTTTATATTGCTTATCAACATATTTAATAATTTCGTCTATTTCGTCTCTTTTGTTTCCTGCATACCCAAAAACGAATGCGTTTTTTCTATATTTCTTCTTGACATCCATAATACTATATATTAGTTGTATAAAATATTATTATTAATAATAATATTTTAAAAAACAAAGTTTTATAAAGTAATTTTAAATAATATTTCGTCGCTGTTTCTTGACTCCTTTTCTTTATGAATTATTTTTTCTTTAATTCTTGAAATAATAGTATAAGCACTTCGTCCTGTATTATAAAATTTTAAGCTCTCTTTAGCAACATAATACCCATTTTCTAAGCTTTTCCCTTGACAGTTATATAATGTTCTAGCATAAGAAGGCTTAAAAAAGGCCTCATATTGTTTATATGTTATTTTATATTCAGTGTTTAAATCTTTAATTGTTAGAATTTTGGTCTCGTCATCGCTTTCAACTATTGTAAGCATAAAATTATTATAAATATTTAAATGGCGTAATTTATTGCTCTTACACATAATTTTTAAGCCATTAGAATATTTATTTAAATTTAATTTACTCATTATTTTTTCGTTGTATATATCGCATAATGTATTGGTATGACATATAACGACTTCGGCATCTAACATATTTTTTTTTTGATATTTTTTTATTTCTTCAATTAAATCTAATTCACTATTAATTAATTTATCATAATACTCGGTCGTGTAATTATTTCTATGATTTTCATAATTAATAAATTGTTTAAAATGACTATTTAAAAAAAACGGCGAGTCACAATGTTGGTCTTTCACTGGCAGTTCTTGCTTAAAATCGCCATATAACATAACTTTTTTGTTTATTAAGCATTTAGAAATAACATTAAATGCCCGAGTATTACATAGACCCATTTCATCAACAATAATAATGTCTTCTGTTGGTACTTTATTATTAAAAACGTATGTCTGTATTACATTACAATTAAATTTTTTATTTCTATATTCTTCAATACTTGAATGACTCGGACTTAAAACTATATAACTCTGTTTATTTTCTAATATTTTAGGCACTATTTTATTCATAATTGTATAGGACTTGCCACATCCAGCGTATCCATGATGAATTGATGAATTATTATATAATTTCATATCATTTAGTCGTATGTCCTCGTTTTCGTAATTCATGGATTTTTCGAGAATCGCTCCATCGGAAATTTTCCAGCCTTTGAAAGAATTTGATAAATTTAACTTATTTAATGAAATATTTTTATTAATTGTTATGGCATCAGTTTTTATTTGTACAATGTCTCGGTCCGTTAATTTTAACTCTTTCATTTTTTCGTATATGATTTTTCGCGAGTTATTTAATATTTGATATTTAATGGGCTGTCTGGTGTATATTGAATGCTTTTCGGTCTCTTTAACAAATATTTTTAAATCGTCGTTATAATCAACATAAGTTCCCGCAGTTAATTTTGATTCTTCATTATTACAAATTTTCTCAACTGTTGAATAAGTATTTATATTAACATTTCTGTCCATTTTACCAATATAAATATTCATGGCATCTTTGATAAATTGTTGTTCGTCTTCTCCTTTTATTTGTCCAGTTTTAGTGTAATAATCCTCAATTAAACTTCTAAATTTATTTTCTACTTCTTCGGTTTCATATTCTTCAATTAAAGTAAAGAGCAGGCCCTCTGTTCTACAATATATCAAAAAATCACCCGTAAAAAATCCACTAGCGGGCATTAGAATCGATGATTTTTCAGGGGTTGCACTATATAAATAATTTTCAATTATTTCATAATTTTCGTTAAATTCGGTTTTTATTTTATGTTTTCTAATATCAATTCTTATTAAAAATCCTAAGTCATATAAGGCATATGGGTATGCCTTATTTTTATCTATTGTTACTAAATTGTCTTTATAGTTTTCACGATTTACATAATTCAAAATAAAGTTTTTATTTTCACTTAACTGTGGAAAATATGAATAAGTGTCTGTAATATCATATAACTCTTCTAAATTTTGAATTAATGAATATTCGTTTGTATAATGTTTTATTTTGTCTTCAATGTTAAAAAGACTCAATATTTTATATGATAAGTTATAAGACGGATTATTAAAATATAATGTATTATCATGAATAAACGATGTGACATTATTAATATCATTAATTGATACATTTGATGGAATAATTTTTTTATTAATTAATTTATCAAATTCTTTTATTACTGCTATTTCACTACTTAAATTTTCTAATTTATAATTAATATTAAGTCTCCTATGTAATACTTTATTTTTTAGTGGATAAATATGATTATTATATGCGATATATATCAAATTTGCCCGCTTTGTCTTTTGTTCTGGTTTATATTTTTCTATTGTATTTCCTAAAATATCATAAGCAATCATTTTTATTTTATACAACGAACAAAAGTTTTTTATTTCTTCTGTTGATATTCCTTCTGCTACATTACTATTTTTAAAATATGTTGTCGCGATATTTTGTCGTTTTTGTTTATATTTATTTTCTAAATATTTTAAAACACAATTCTCTCCCTTTTCTAATGGAATATCAATAATCTCATTGTATATGTTGCATGTTATATCATAAGAACTTGCCATTTTTAACTTCATTCGTTTTAAATCAAATAATAAGTTTTTATTATAATTTTTGCATTCTATTGACTCAATTATAATATGACTAGTCCAACTATAATCTCTATAAATGTCCTTTATAACTTTTAAAATAAACGGACTAAACTCGTCTATTCTACGCTCTTCCACCACTTCGTTTAAAATTTCAACCTCGACTCCATTTCTACTCTCTATCCATTTTCTTAAATAATAAGTCTGGTCCGCTATTTTACGTTCTTCTAATGGATTTTTATTGTAAAAAAATGACGAGTTTGATAATTTTTGTTTATCAACTTCAATAATAATATGATTTAAATTATTATAGTCACTTTGACTAATTTGTCCTATATATTTACGAGTTATGTTTCTTCTACTCCCTTTTCTTTTTGTTCCATCCATTGCAGAGTGTAATATTCTAAAACTTACCTTATATTTTAATGCTAGCTCGTCCTCTTCTGTAAATTTAGTCCCCTTATCAAGTAATTTGATAAATTCGTCGTCGGTTTCCTTAATATATAACTCCTCTGATTTATAATCATGTTTTAATATTTTATTTTTTAATTTATTTGATAATCTTTGACTATTACAAAACTCTTTAATTAATAATGGTTTATCCTTCAAGTTTATTTTATCAAATTTACCACTCACTTCATCATAAATTATTAAAGGCGTCTTAATGTTTTTTCTTGCTTGTATTGCGTTTTTTATTTTTTCTCTACGGCCATCCTCTTTTTCTATATTCAATTTTTTAGAAAGCTGTTCCACGGTCTCATATTTTATGTTCTTCCCAAAAACTGATATTTTTTTTACTTGACTCATTATATAAATAGTATATATAATTTAATAATAGAAAATAATTTATATATAATAAATTATACCTTAATTAATTAACAAAATAGTTCTTATATATAATTATTTATATATAAATTATTTTTAAGTTATTTTTAATTTTAAATTTAAATAAGTTTTAATTAAATACATTTTCGCTCAGTGCGTTGTAGCTTCATCCATCCTTTATGATTTTTACTTGTTTTATAGACCATGTCCATATAATCACAATCATTCATACATATTTCCCACTCGCCGTGCGTTATATCCTCTTTAACACTCCACCCGCAGTCGCATATATCAACATTCTTTTCATAACCTCTAATTTCACCCTTATAATAAACAAAATTATATTTTTGATTAATAACAGGGCACCTCGTAGCGCTTATCATTATTCCCCATATTTCATAATCAATATGAGATACCGACAATGTCTCATCCCACCCGCATGAGCATTTATTAATAATCGGCTTTTTATGAGTTTTACTTTCTTCAATTTTATAAATATAATAATTACCCAAATCTTTTTGAAACTTTGCAACAGCATTGAGTCGATTATTGATATTAATTAAATTTATTAAACTCATAATTAGTTCTTATTTACTTATACTTATATATATATATTAGTCTTTAAGTTATTTTTAATTTTAAATTTAAATTTAAAATTAAATTAATTTTTAAATATATAATTATATTTCTATTATAGTAAAGGTGTTCCTACCTCGCATCAGCGTATATAATTTATTACATAACTCGGAGTTATGATATAAATAATTAATCGCATCATATAGTTCATATTTGCTTCGCCTACAATCGCGTTTTTGGCCGTTTTCATTTACAGCATGCCACCAATAATACTCTGCAATAACGTCGACTATATTATAACCCCATTTAAAGCGGGCATTATTTTTCCATTCATTATGATTGCTTAAAGTAATCATCACTAAATCTAAGCTTTTAAAAAATGCTTTTTCTAAACCATCATAATAAAAGCCATCAACCAGACGCCGTGGCAATCTCTTTTTAATGTTTTCATAAAGGTGTTCAGTATTAAATATATGCGTGATTGTTTCATGGTCCCGCTTCAATAACTTACTATTAATAATCTCTTCAATCGAC